TCTATCCAGTTGTCATTCTCTTGAATTTCTTCCCAGTGCATTTTCTGTTCATGTTCTAAGAAAGCCAGCCGTTCAGTAATCGAAAAATAACCCCAGACGGACAGGCCAGTAAAAGCTATTAGCCCTATCAGGTTTTTTAAGGGGATTGTAAATTCGCCACTCTCATTTAACTTGGAAGCCATCATTCAACTCCTAGAACTTTTGACAACCCAAACACTTCAAGCATTATGAAGGTAAAGAAAAGCAGCAGGATTGAACCAGCTATTAGCTTGCCAGAGAAATTCGTTGAGCCAATCTTAATTGCTACAAATTCATTTCCCAGTATCCTAAGAACTAGCTCAAAGCTATTTTGCCCAACATTTACCTCAACAGGCTTTTTCTTTTCTTCTGTCATTAAATGATGCCCCTGATTGTTCTAAGATCATCTAGGTTCTTTTCTTTCTTGCCGCCGTCATACTCCCAAGCGTAGCCACGGCTTACCAACTCTTCATTAATATTCATAACACCGCACCAGATAGTTCCAAGCATTCGCCCGTACTTGCCATCTTTTTCAGTAGCTACCCACAGTTTTTCACACTCTGACAGGCGGCGCTCTAAAAAGTCCTTGGCCTCAAGACCAAGCTTCTTCTCTTCTAGGTCTTTGGTTCTTGACTCTGGAGTATCAATACCAGCCAATCTAACACGTTCTTTTTTAGTGAGGTCAAAGCCAAGATCTATAAGTATGTCAATGGTATCTCCATCAACCACCTTAATTACTTCTTTGATTTTGTACTCATACATATCAAATAACACCTTTACCTAGATAGCTGCCCTTTACCTAAAGGTCTGCAATTAAATGTAATTGGTTTATAGCCTTTGTAATACCTGTGTACGTCACTTGCCATTTTTAGCGCCCTGACTTTACATGTCCGCTCTATGTCAAACCATTGTTGCCCCTCAAAGGTCACACAAATCTGCGGATTAGCGATCATACAAGCAACAACAATAGCTTGATACATTACTTTTTCGCCATATACGCCTGTGCGCCAAAATAAAAACCTACAATAGATGCTTGGCTTAAAAACAACATATCACTCAAACTAGCTAAAAACGATAATCGGCTTTCTGGTATCATTGGCACCAATGGCAACAAAGCAAAACTAACCATGCTAACTACAGCCACCCAAGCCATGCGCTTTTGAGCATCAGCCTTTTCTTCACGAAGCTCTAGCTCAAGCATGTCCTTTGCGTGAGCTATTTCTTCATCAGTCACAGTTCCATCATTGTCTAGGTCAAACTGTGCAAACCTAGAGTTTTCTGAAAGCTGTTTAGCCATTAGTACGTTTTAAACTTTCTTTTACGCGAGACACGGCCTTGCCCACGGCAGACTTCACCGCCTCGATTAAATCCAAAATCAAGTTGACCAGTTTTCGTATCATACTTAAAGCCTTTCTTACCCGCCTTTGTAGCCTCCATCATCATCTTTAGCTGCTCTTCTGAAAGGCCAGCTAACACATCTTTCAAGGGAGGTGTTTTATCTGTCATGACTTTTTCTTTTTAGCTGTTGATTTTTTCTTAGGAGCAATGCCACCTACCCAAGCCTCATTCACATCAGGAGTTGATTTATCATCAGCTTGTAGTGTGCCGTCTTCGTTTCTAGCCCTGACAGGCTCGACAACAACTGGGGCTTCTTTTTTTACAGGGGCTGGCACAATTCCATTTTCTGCCAACCTTCTTTGACGCTTTTTTTCTTTTTCGACTTCCATAAACTTTGAACGTACAGAACTTGCAGACATCACATTTTCCTTTGTAAGTTTGCCGCAGCAATATCTCGCTGGGTCTGGATCCTCTCTTCAGCTACACGAGTCTTCTCTGATGTAGCCTCTTCAGTCAAATCAAGCCTTTGTTGAGCTAACAAAACATCATTGCGCTCTTTTTGCTTCTCAAGCTCTTGTCTTTCTTCAAACTGTCGAGCCTTTTCCTGAATTTCTGCGCCTCTCAGGGACAGTTCCTGTTGCCTGATCTGAACAAGCGGATCTGACTGGGCTGAATCAGCAGGAGCAACAGCCTGTGCATACTGCTCGGTCAACTCACCAATAAGTTCAGCAGCTTTGTTAGCTATCTCGCCCTGAAGCTGTTGAGCCATCTGTGGGTTCTGTTGAAGAACCATTTGAGCCTCTGGATCAAGCTGTGACATGACTTCAATCTGCGCTTGCATCTCAGCCATCAGACCAATGTGTTCCTGAATGTGACCTTGCAGGGTCATAACGATTGTTGCGTTTGCTTGAGCAACAGGCGTTGATAAAATAGCAAGGTGAGCCTCAATATGAGCCTCATGGTTCTGATCAGGAAACGCTTGTAGCCGCTGACCACGCATAGCCTCTTGGTTTTCCTTGGCTGGGTTAGCTGGCTGTGGCTGTGGCGGAATAGGCAGGATAGCGTCAATATTAGTAACGCCAAGAGCCTCGTACATCTTCCTGTATGCCTGATATAAACCCTGTTCTGAGCCATGTATCTCTGGATTAGACTGAACTAACTGTAATTCTGTCTGTGCCAAGGCGATACGCTGCGACATTGAGAAGATATTCGGGTCAGAAACGGGCAAAACATCAATACGGTCATCAAAATCCATCTGCTTGATCTCTGGCGGTGCGCCCGGAGTTGCATATGGATAAACAGGAGCCATATTTTTGGCGAATATATTGGCTAAAATCTTAAATTCCTGCTTTTGTGCGTAATGAAGACGCTTATGGATGGCAGACATTACTTTCGTGCCACGCTCCATAATCGCCATTGTAGTCCCTACAGGCGTTTCTCCGCCCATTTCGCCTATCTTCATGTCTGCCATAGACGCAAACCGCCTACCAGCCTCTACAAGCCCTCCTAAAAGGCTATACAGGGTCTGTGAAGGCTCTTTGAACGGCAATGTCATGATAGATTGACGTATATCCATGCCAGCGGAGTCTATATCGCGGAACTCGCCGGGACGTAATGGTTCATCTTCATCACGAATACGAGCGCCACGGGCTTTAAAGCCAGCAGGTAGGTTAGACAACGTACCAGCATCAATTAACTGACGTAAAATGCTTGTGGATGCTTGAGACAGACCGCCAATCATGTGTGTAAGGCCAAATCCATAAAAACCCAGACCGGGCAAAAACTTGTAATGCACGAAATACTGCTGCCTACGCATCAGCGGATCCATTTCGTTGTAATTCCTGCGAATAGCCAATATCTCGTTAGTGGACTCTAGGATAGTAACTACATATGGTATCTTCAGGCCAGTAGGCTCACCTGCCATGTCCACATCTTCAAAGCCAGCTAAGTCTAAAGATGTGTGGACTTCATGAATAACCAGTTCTTCAGATCCAGAACCGGATAATTGTACGCCTTGTGCCTCATCAATAGCTTCTTTTACGCCGCTGAAGTCTTCAGAACTAGAAGATCCGCCGGGTAAATCAATATCTTTGTAGAAACCTGCAAGCTGTAACTTCAGGACTTCGTTCTTATCCATGCGAATAATATGCGTAATACGCGGTGTAGTAAGGAGATCAGTCGCTCCATAAGGAACAACAAGATCCTCCGCATGTACAAATTTGCTAACCGCTCTTTGAAGAATAGGGTCAAAATAAGCCTTCTTAAATGTTGAGCCAACAATCGGTAGATAGAATAGCATCTGATCTGTTTCAGGATCATACTCTTCCATCTCGTAGGTAATCATATAATTCATGTAGTCTTTAACACGTTGAGCTTGAGCAACGAGTTCTGGTGTTTCTGCGCCCATAGTTTGTGTACGGACAGGACCACCAGATGGAAGCATCTCACGGTAAGCTTGCGCTTGAAACTGTGTTACAGACTCGGCAAGAAGCGGGTGAACAACTCCAGTCGCACCCTCAAATGGCTGACTACGCTCTTCGTAATTCATGCCCAGAAGCTCAATACCGCGCTTATATGTGTCTTCCCAATCTTGGCGAGAAGACATATCATCCTCAATGTCTCCAGACAGATCAGAAGCAATAACGCCCAAATCGCCTTCATCTACATAGTCAGCTAGGTTTGCATCAAAAGGAACGTCTTGAGCAATATCCATCTCTTCAACGATTTCACCAACAATAGCAGAACCGTCATCCATTTCCATAATACCTGGCTGGGCTGGAAACTCTATGACATCAATTTCAGCTTGCTCTTGAGCGGTCATCTCTGGATTACCAACTCCAGCGCCTATTCCTTTTTCGACAGCCATATTTAGTCCTTTCCGCCTTGAATAGTCACAAGCGTTGGTTTTTGTGTTGTTGGCTCTGGTATGCCAAAATTAATTAATTCCTGTTGCTGCCTAACAGCGTCTTCAACGCTAACACGCGGTTGATTTGCCATTCTAGCTTGATTTGCTTGAGAACGCAAAGCTGCCTGATTAGCAGCCGCTTCTTCACGGCGTTTAACAGCCTTACTCACACCAAATTCATAATCTTCATCAAGGCGTTTAAAAATCTTATCTTGAATAGGACGGTCAATAACAACGTCCATCATGTTCATGTCAGACATGGCTTTTTCTGTGTTCCGCATAGCATCAGCCATAGCTTCCCCACGAGACTTGCCGGAGTCTCTGGCTATAGCAAACTCGTTCTGTAAAATGTCGCTAAAATCGTCAGTGCTTAATGTTCGCTCTGTTGCATTAAAGTTAGATTGAACGCTTAAAGTCTCATCAAGGTCTAAGTTGGCATCCTTCAAGGCATCATCAATAGCCTCAAACTCCATATCCTCATCAAGCTTCTGCTTTACAACTGGGGATTTCACCTTGTCTTTTTGCGCCTCAAGGACAAGCGCCTTATTTGACTTGCCTCGTGGACGAGGCCCAGCCATCGGAGCAAGAGTAGATGCAGCAATACCAAGACCATAAATGTCTCTCCCAAACCGCTTCGCCATTCCCTCGTCAGATCCAAGCGCACCTATAATTCCCTCGCCAGCCTTTGCCGCACCACGCAAAGCTGTTTCACCAACGCGACCCATAAGATCAACAGCGTCAATAGGAGTGCCAACAATAGCGCGGTTTACTGCGCCTAAAGTCTCACTGCCCATAGGATCATTAAACATGTCTGTTTTATCAGCAAGAGCCTCAAACATCTGGCTGCTCATGGTAGGATCTTCAAATGCACCAAAGACTCCGCCGCCATCAGCGAATTTACGCTTTAATTCAATATTTATCGGTCTGTCTTTAGTTCCAAGAATATTAGCTAAATACTCCCCTGCAATTTCTGGACTTACAGCCATTCGTTGCAAAGCTTGAATAGGGTTAGAAGGCAAATTTCGTTCTGCTTTATTAAAATTATATGTATCTTTTATAACATCCATCTCAGGGGTTTCTCGGACGTTATACTGGCCTAAAGTTGTGGCAACTCCATATCTAGGATCAGTAAAAGAACTTATGACAGAATCTAAATAACCTTTATCTACTTTTCTGCCAGACACTATTGAATCATTACCAACTGATTTATATGGATCTACGCTTGTCTTCCCTCTAGTCTTTTCAAAAGACTGAAGTCTTTTTTTTGTTTTAGCTTTTTGTTCTGGATACACATCAAATTGTTGTTGTTCTCTAAAAAATCTTTCTCTTTCTGCGTTAACTTCACGTTGTTTTTGAGCTAAAAAAGCCATCTCAACTAATTCGTCATTAGTGAAATCTTTGTTTGTTATTGGCCTATCAACCCCAACAAGGTTTTCTGCTAGAAGCCTCATGTTAGTGGGTATTTTTTTATATAAACCAGCCATAACTCCTTGAGGGGGTTTATTCAAAATAAGCTCATTGCGTATTTTTTGTCTTAATGCTGTGTCAGCAGCGCCGAGAGACTCTGGAGTATTTAGTTTAATACCCATAATTAATACCTTTTTGGTGAGGCTGACTTCGGCGCAGTCACGAGAAGGGCATCAAGCATGACCGCATAGCCATAAGCCAGCCTCTCTCGTACTATAACACCAAAATCCAATAACATCACCTTATCTTAGCTTTTCTGGACGCACCCATATAAGCCCTGCCCATGCCGCGAACTTCTCCGCCATCTTTAAAATTTGTTGGCTTCATGAGTTTTTCTAAATCGGCATTGGAAATATTTTTTCCGCTTTTCCCTCGGACCGGAAGATTCTTTTTAAGCTTTTTTAAATCGGCATCTGAAATACCGCTTTCCCCCGGAACAAAAGGAAGATTCTTTCTAAGCTTTTCTAAGTCAGCGTCAGAAATAGTGCTTCCACCTTCTTCAAAACCCTTAACACCACGGCCTTTAAGAATGTCTTTTTTTGTAACCTTGCCGTCACCTGTCAGATCAGGGAATGCAGCGCCACCTTTCTTGAGGCGTTTAACCTGTTTACCAGTCTTAGTGTCTA